CTTGTATTCCAATCACTAGAAGGTTTAACAAAATCATAGTACCTTCCATTGATATAAATATCTCCCTTCTCAGGGTCTGCGACAAATGTCGCGTCAGAATCATAAAACTCTTCATTCACAAGAGAAACTGGTTCAATGACTAAAGAATCATCAGCGCCAAGCGCTATATCAGAATCCTCTAGTTTAAAGTTATAGTTTTCTGACGCATGCCAGAAACCTTTAACTTGATCTCCAAAGTCAAAACAACCCCCTCAGACCGTAATACCATCAATTTCATTGTCGGCAACATGGCTGAAACTGGTTGAATTTGACGTGAAACCGTATCTTCTGGCACCAAAGTGTGCCTAAAAGGTATACCCCGTGTATAATCATTGGAAACATGGTAATAACCATTTGATTTCAAAGCAACTTGGGTAATAGTCATACCCGAAACTGTGGAAGTTATGCCAACGGCTAAAGTCTGATCAGCCGCCGTACAAACTCCGCTAATAGTAATATCAACCAAGTCAACTTTCCCACATCCAGCCAAATGTGCTGAACAAAGATTAACAACCGTGTCATCAAACTGAAGCTTCTTGTCAGCAAAAGCCACGTAGATAACATCTGTGAACTCGTGCTGCGTCGCAATGCTCGGGTCATAAGGTGCTTTACCAGTCAAACTGTCAACGATATTCACTTCAGACATTTAAGTTTCACCCTTTAGCTGTTTAAGCTTCCATCATGAAACCCACAACCTCGGCAATGGTGTCTCGTGTCAACCTAGCTGGACCAGGTTCAGCAGTCGAAGGCTCACTCACTTGAGTAACAATATCCGCGTGCGAAAGAATGTCCCATTTAGGGTCAACCTGATACTCGGCATTCAAACCCAATTTGCTCCAATCGGGTCTAGTCTTGATGCCTTCCCTTTTCAGATTGAACATTATGCGCGTCAACAGTTGATGAGCTTCCATTTCAGCCTCGTCGAAAACTTCGTAAAGTTTATCACCGAGCCTGTAATTCATAGCCCACAAGTGCGCGTAACCCAACACGGCGTCTTCTCCGGCCCCTTGAGACAGCTTACCTAAGAAACGCTTCAGCAATATTACAGGATCTTTAGTCAAAGTTCCTTGTTTCACTATAAACGAACAGAAAGCCCCAGTCAAGCTATCATAGCGTTTGTCCTCACAGGGGTCCATGTGTGAAACCTGTCCGTAAGCTAAAGAGATATTCAAAAGAAACCGTCTCAAAGTGTCATCACCACCATTGGCCATTGGCACGCCAGGAGGGATGTCGTACATTAAACATTCTCTAGCTGTAGCTGATGTAGTGTTCAATAGGTATGTCCAAATCTCGCCTGAGTCAGTCATAATTGCCAAGATCTTATGTCCGATCTCTTTAGTCATCTTCTCTTCTTTGAATCTGTCTATAATCTCTTGAGTGAAGCCAAACCACTGCATAAGCAGACTGAAA